AGCGTGTTACCCATCGTTCCATGATGCGGCCTTCGACGGTCAAGCGCATGCAGATCATCGGCGCCTACCGCGACGTCGATCTCGACACGCCCAAGCCGCAGAACCTCGATGCGGCTCAAGAAGCAGCCAAAAACCAGCAAGGGATCCAGTCCACCACGACGAGGCCCGACGACCGTGACCGCGAGATCTACGAGTGCCATTGCGAACTCGATCTCAAAGGCTACGAGCACAAGTACAAGGGCAAAGTCACCGGCCTCGAAATCCCGTACCGGGTCACCATCGACCTCTCCAGCCGCAAAATCCTCTCTGTCGTCCGCAACTACGATGAGGACACGAAGGAGCTTCCTGAAGCTCGCGAAACCTTCGTCAAATACACTTACGTGCCAGGATTGGGATTCTACGACATTGGGCTGCTCCATATATTGGGGAACACTACCAATGCTGTTACTGCTGCTTGGCGTGAGCTTCTGGACGCTGGAATGTTTAACAACTTTCCCGGCTTTCTCATGGCTGATACGGGAGCCAGACAGAACACGAATATCTTCCGCGTACCGCCGGGCGGCGGCGTCCTCGTCAAAACGGGCGGTCTTCCCATCAATCAGGCGATTATGCCACTTCCTTACCAGCCGCCGTCTCAAGCTCTGATGGCCCTGGTCGACAATATGGTGCAGACCGGCCAGCGCAGCGGCGGCACCGCCGAACTGCCGGCCAACGAAGGCAAGGCCGAAATCCCCGTCGGCACCATCCTGGCGATGATTGAGCAGGCCCAGAAGGTGCTCAACAACGTCCACAAGCGCATGCACTCGGCTCAGTCGCAGGAGTTCCGGCTGCTGATGCGCTGCTTCAAGGAAAACCCCAAGGCGTTCTGGCAGCGTAACAAGAAGCCGGCGGCGCAATGGGACGAGCAGAACTTCCGCGCCGCCCTCGATCTGGCCGATCTGACCCCGCAGGCCGATCCGAACACGGCGAGCCACGGCCAGCGCGTGATGAAGATCATGGCGCTCAAGCAGTTGCAGCAGCAGAACCCCTCGCTCTATGACCCCATCGCCATCGACATGGCGGCGCTACAGGCGCTGGGCTGGAACAATCCGCAGCAATTCATGGCGCCGCCGAGCGCCCAGGCCGCGCCTCCCCCGCAACTGATCCAGCAGCAGGCCGAGACGGCGGCGAAGACCCTCACTTCGCAGGCCCAGATGGTCACCGCCCAGGCCAAGATGCAGGAATCGCAGGCCCGCGCCAAGAACCTGCTGGCCGAAGCGGCCACGATGGGCATGGACGAAACCGGCCAGATCCAGATGGACACGCCGGTCGATCAGCACCGCGCCGAATCGGAGCGCATCAAGGCCAATGCGCATGCGCAGCAGGCCGACACTCACCAGTCCGTCATGGGGGCCAAGGCCCAGGCCGATCTGCTGAACGCCCAGACGCGCCAGCAGGAAGTTCAGTTGAAACTGGGCGAAATGTCGATGAAGGACGCCCACCACGACGACGAGCAGCGCCTCAAGGCGAGGGCGGAAGCCGTCGATATGGCCAAACAGGTCATGGACAGCCACGCCGAGAACGCCCGCACCGCCGCCGAGATCCATCACGATCACGCGCTGATGGGCCGCGAGCAGGAACACGAACACGCGATCACCGAAAAGACCCACGCGCACGAAAAGACGCTGGAAAAGGTGAAAAAGGACGCCGCGATTGCGGTCGCCAAAGCCAAGCCCCGTCCGAAGCCAGCCGCCAAGCCGAAGGGTAAGAGCAAATGAACAAGCCCATCCGCGCTGCGCTCCTGACGGCCAAGGCTCTCTATGACAAGCTGCCTCATGTCGTCGGCGGCGGGGCGCCGATGGCGAGAGGCGGCGGCGTAGGATCTGGCATTTTTCATGAGCCGTCGCATGCGCAGATATCCGGCATGGTCGATAAGTCGCCGTATAAAGAGCTAAGGATGACGCATCATCCAGAGCACGGCTTGTTTGCGTGGCCTGCCGAAAAGGAAACACATATGGGTGCAGCTTTGAAGCTGCACAAAAAACACGGCTTTGACATGGAGGGTTCTTGGCAGAAGCTCAATAATTTTATGGTGAGCAGAGACAAGGACACGGGCGCTCTACTAAAAACCCATACGGCTGGCAGGGGCGACGTATCGCATCCTGTTTTGGATAAAATTGACACTGAGAACGTCCCGCACAGGTATCAAGACCGCAGAACACCATCTTTTGCGCGCGGCGGCGTCGCCAAGGACATTCCCCAGATCATCATGCCGGGCGATCATCCGGCCCGCATCGACACTCGCCTGGCGACCGGAGCCAAGCCGCTCGACCTCGGCGCCGGCCCGCGCGTCGTCAATCTCAATGCGCTGCGGGCGACGCCGGCGCTGTTCGACAAGAACGTCGACATCCTGCGCAGCTATCCGAACATATCGGAGGAAGCGACGCGCATGTCGAACCACGACCTGGCCGATCACTTCGTCGGTCACGTCAAGGACAACCTGCTCTGGCTTCACGATCAGGTGCCCGACGAAACCCGGCAGCGGTCCAAGCAGTGGTACGACGGCGCCAACAAGCTGGCCAAGGAGTGGGCCTCAAAATACGGCGTTTCGGAAGCCGCCGCCGCCGGCGCGCTGGCCGCGCTTTCGCCGCAGAAGGACTGGTTCCAGAACGTCTCGCTGGCCGAGCGCGTGATGGACGTCATGAAGGGGCGCGGCGCCAACGCCTACCACGGCGAAACCTTCTCGCCTGAAATGGAGAAGACTTATCGCGGGCTGGAGGCGCTGGCGACCGAGAAGAACGAGCCGATCTTCCAGGCGATCAAGGGCAAGTCGCTGGGCGACATCGACAAGATGAAGCACCTGCCCGGCGACGAGCGCGCGACCCTGAAGGCGCTGTGGATCCGGATGCACGACCAGACCCACAATGACCCCAGCTACAAGATCGCCACGCCGGAAGGCCATTTTGGCGAACTTGCCAGGAACGCCGACGGATCGCCGTCAAAAGCCGGCTGGGGTTCGCTGGGCGAAATCGCCAAGGCGGTGCAGTCCATCGAGAGCAACGGCGAGCCGACTTTCATGAACCGCCTGATGGGCGAGCGCCACAAGGTCCGGAATTTCTACAACAATATCCTCGATCCGCACTCCCCGCACGGCGACGTCACCATCGACACCCACGCGGTCGCCGCCGGCCTGCTGCGCGCGCTGTCGGGCAACTCGCTTGAGGTGGCGCACAACTTCAACAATTATGCCGGCAAGGGCGTCCCCGGCGCCGGCGGATCCAACGCCACCGGCGTCAACGGCACTTACCCGCTTTATGCCGACGCCTATCGCCAGGCCGCCAAGGAGCGCGGGATCTTGCCGCGCGAGATGCAATCGATTACGTGGGAAGCCATTCGCGGGCTATTCCCCGACACATTCAAAACTGCTAAAAACAACAAGCACCTCGACAGCATCTGGAACGACTACAGGCATGGAAGGAAAGGAATCGACGATGTCCGCAAAGAAATCCACGACTTCGCAGGGGGGATCCGGCCACCGGAGTGGCACGACACCTCTGGAACGCCTGATGCACCGGTTCGGAGTGCCGGTGACGCGGGAGTCATACCTGGCCCTGGATCACGCGGGCCAGCCCCCATCGGAATTGTCGGCGGAACAGGAGATGGACCTCCCGGAGCGCCTGCGCCACAAGCACCCCGGCCATCGGGGCTGATCCTGCCGCCAGGCTACGCCTGCGGCGGCGTAATCGCCAAAGCATTGGCCGCGACACGGCCCCGGTAACCTGTTAGTGTGGCTCCACGAGAAGGACGACGCCGATGTGCTTTTCACTCGCCTGGCTTCAAAATCTGCTCATCTGGGTCGTCATTGTCGGCGCGCTGATCGCCATCCTCCAGCTTTTCGTGCCCTGGGTGCTGGCCCAAGTCGGTGATCTCGGCGGCGCCGTCGGCATCATCCTGCAGATCATCAAGATCATTGTCTGGGCGGTGATCGTCATCTTTGTCATTTATGTCGTGTTTGACCTGATCAGTTGCCTGATCGGCTCTGGCGGCTTGAAGCTACCCAGGCCTTAACCCCACGGCTCCGGTAAGCCGTAAACCGAGAGGGAGTTCTCCCGATGTCCGAACAAGCCAAAACCTATCGCGCCGCCATGCGGGCAAAAGCTGAAAGGCTAGGCACCGCGACTTCTGCTGGTCGCGTGGACTGTAGCGATTTTAACGGCGAGGAAGGCGGTCAAGGCTTCCTCCATGCCGACAAGGCCCAAGGTACGCGCCCGCTATCGAGGCGGGCCTACAAGAGCGGCGGCGCTGTCCTCGGCGCAGCCGGCTTCAAGCACGGCGGGCGCGCCGCGCGCAAGAGCGGCGGCGGGGTCGATGAAGCCAAGATGTTTGGCAAGGCGATCTACAATAGCAGCATGAAGGATGCCGACAGCGAACGCGAGGGTCACGTCGACCGCAAGGGCGGCATGAACAAGGGTGGCCGCGCCGGCAAGTTCGGCGGCGGCGGGTCCGGACCGATTGGCGGCGGCACCGCCCTCAACAATCAGGCGGCGGTGGACGCCCAGGCGCCGATGGCGGCTGCGGCCAAGACCGCCGGCGTTCCGACCAATGCCTTGGACGTCAAGGCTGGCGGCAGCGGCCATATGTTTGGCATGGCGAAGGGCGGTCACCCGCACAAGGCCGAAGACGAGAAGTGCGCCAAGAAGCTGGTCGCGCATCACAAGGCCGACGGCGGGGCGCTTCCGTCGCCCGCAGACGCCGGCCCGCCTCCCGGCCCGCCCGAAGCGACGTCAGCCGGCGCGGAGCAAGGCCCCGATATCAAGGAGGCGTTGCTTGAAGCTCTGATGCACGAGCACAAGAAGTCCAAGAAGCACAAGAAGGAGCCGGCCCTTCCGCCTCCAGACGAGCCGGAAGGCCCGCCTCCCGACGAAGAGGAAGGCCCGCCTCCGGGCCTCGGCGCCAAGCGCGGCGGCAAGAAGCGCGCTGAAGGCGGCGGCGTCTACGACCCCAACATCAAGCTCGGTCCGCGCGAACACCACGCCAGCGGCGGCAAGACCAAGGGCAGGACGAACATCAATATCATCATTGGCCAACCTGGCGGCGCCTCTCCAGCCGATGCCGGCGGCGGACCTCCTCCCCCGCTGGCCGGTCCGCCTCCGGGGCCGGGGGCGGTGCCGGTGCCGCCTCCCGCGCCCCCGCCGGGCATGCCGATGGGCGGTCCGCCTCCGGGCGCCGGCGCGCCCCCGCCGATGCCAATGCCGCCTCCGGGCGGTCCGATGGGCCGCAAGCACGGCGGTCGAGCCTATCCGATTGAGCATGCTGCAGGCGGCGGCAAGGGCCGGCTGGAGAAAATCCGCAGCTATGGGTTGGTCCCGCCCAAGGGGAGGATGGGATGAACTTCGAAAAATTTGTTACCGATCACGCCGTCGCCATCATGCTGGCGTTTCTCGCCACGATCTTCCTCGCGGCTGCGTATTTCCTCGCCATTCCGGCTCATTCTCAGTCCATCGAGATCGGACCGGGTGGCATTGGAATAAGTCCTGGCCGCGAGCGCGGCTGGGGCGGGCAATGCGAAGAGCTTCGCATCGCATGTGAATACAAAATGGAGCGCGGCGAGGAAGGCCAAGGCAATTGCCGCCGCTATCGTCGCTTCTGCCAATGGAGCAGATAATCAAACAGGAGATGAATGATGGTGCTTCGTCATGTTGTAATTCGTGGAGTGGCCGAGATCGGTGACGTGGCCGGCTCG